GTCTATCTCCGCGGCCACCGGCATTGCGGCGGCGTCTTCAGCGACGGCTCCGGCCTGATTGGCGTGACCGGCGGCTGGCAATTCTTGACGCGGCACGGGCACAAAGTCGTCCCCGATAGCATCCCGCGGCCGAGCCTTCTCATTCTTGATTGGCGGGGCAAACCCCAAGGCGCACTGCCCACGCCGACCCACATTTTCTACAACCCGCCGGCCCCCAAAGTGACGCGGATATGACCAAGAAATCCAAGATCACGGCTGAGCAGATCGAATCCTCGCTCGACGCCTTCTGCCGCCAGCTGGCCAAACCTTTGGTGACCCCGGATGTTGTTCCCTCCGGCTGGTTCACGGTTGCGGACCTAGCCAATAAATCGGGCAAGTCCCCGGTCACGGTTGGCCCGCGGCTGAACCACATGGTCAAAAACGGCGCCGCCGAGCGCAAAGACTTCACCATCCAGCTCGAGCAGCGCGTCCGCGCTGTCCCGCACTATCGCCTCCTGGAGAAGTGAAGCCCTACCGCATCGCCCTGGCGGATCTGCCGGTCGCCGTGATGGCCTTGGATGAAATCTGTTTCCCTGGCGACGACCGGGTCAATCCCGACGGCGCCCTCTGGTGGATCGTCTGGCTCGGCAAAACACCGGTCGCCTACGCCGGAATGCGCCTGTGCCAAGATCCGAGAAACCAAGGCCTCGCCTTCCTCAATCGGGCCGGCGTGGTCCCCGCGCACCGCGGCCGCGGCCTGCAAAAGCGACTCATCCGCGCCCGCATCGCCGCCGCCCGGCGGCTCGCGGTCAACGAACTCGTCACCTACGTCATGACCTACAACGTGGCCTCGATCAACAGCCTGGTCAGCTCCGGCTTTCGTTTCTACGTCCCCGCCACCAAATGGGGCGGCACGTCGGCCGTCTATCTCTGCAAGGCCCTCAATTAACCAACGTCACATTGCGGCGTCCATTGACATTAGTTAATCCGGGAGGGCAGGGTCTCCGGACCCGCCGCGCTCGAAGGTAGGGGCTTATCCTGCCATTTATCCTGCCATTTTGGCAGGATATCGGTCGCCGTTCGGTATTTGTGAATCGCGAATGACGTGGCTTCAAGGCGGGGGCTTTACAAATTCCCCCGCTAAATGGAAAGCGTGGTTGCGTTCTGCGCTAACTTTGCTCCGCTTTTTGCACGCTTTTTCGCGCTACTTCATGCGCTTTGGCGTTGCTTCTGACGGCTTGCTCTATCATTCCGCGGCAGTCGCCCGTAATTCCCCAGGCATGCGACCCGCATTCTGCATTGAGCGACGCACGCACGGCACCAACTACGGCGCCGGCCACTCCAATGCTGCCAGTTCTTGGACTTAAACCATGTCAACGGATACACCACAGCAGGTGCTACCTACCGGAGCGGACGTCACTGACGTCGATTTCGCCGAAGTCGCAGCCAATCTTGGGATTCAACTCAAGCCGGCCGCCACCGAAGCCAAACCCGACGAAGAGACGACCGAGCCAAACGAAGCAGCAACTGACGAATCCACCGAGCCCGATCCGGAAACGGACGAGGCGCAGGACCAGAACGACGAAGAGCCCACGACGGAGGACGAACCGGAGGAGACAGCCGGCGAGGAATCCGAGCCCAAGGATGAAGCCGCGGCGACCGACAAGGTCGCCCCGGACAAAGTCCAAAAGCGAATCGACAAGCTCACGGCCGAGAAGCACGAGTTGCGCGAGCAGCTCGACGCGATCAAGGCCGACCTCGAGACGGCCACGGCAACCGCCGCGGCCAAGCCTCCCATCGTCACCATGGACCCGGAGAATCCGCTCAGTGCCTTCTCAGACGTCAACGCCCTCGAGGCGGAGATTGCCAAAGCGCAGGCGGTCCTTGATTGGACCGACGACAACCGCGATGGCGGAGCAGTAACCGTGAACGGCGAGGAGAAATTCTACGACGCCGACGCAGTCAAACAGATCCGCTCCAACGCCAAGTCGTTACTTAAGGCCGGCCCGAAGCAGCAGGAATACCTGTCGGTTCGAGCCCAAACCTTGCCGGAAGCCCAAGCGTTCTATCCCGATTTCTTCAAATCGGGCACGAGCGCCCACAACTTCCTGGCCGCCACGCTGAAGCAATATCCGTTCATCACCAAGATTCCCGGCTGGGAGTTAGTGGTAGGCGACGCGTTTGAAGGGCAGCGACTTCGCATGGCCAGAGTCGAGACGATGCAAAAGCGAGCATCGGCCGGCAAGTCCAGTAAGCCAGCACCGGCCAAGACGGCGGGCTCGGATCGAATTCCGAACACCCCGAACCCGTCGGCCAGCCCGAAGGTATCCTCACCGGGCGCATCCCTGCGGCAAAAGGCCGAGGCGGCGCTCAAGGGTCGAGGCGATCGCAGCGCCCTCGAAGCATTCATGGAAGCCATCGTGTGATGACCTTCCGCCCAAACTTCGAAACCAATATTTAGAAAAACCAAATACAGTGGCTGAGCTTCTCATTCAAAATCAAGTCGGCGCCAGGGAGGACCTGGCCGATTTAATCGCAGTTGCCGACCAAAAGAGCACCCCGTTGCTCTCGATGGCCCGCAAATCCAAAGACCCGACCAACCCGCTTTTTAGCTGGCTGGTCGACAACCTCGAAGAGCCCGTCCTCACCGGCGTTCTCTCCAACGCTGACGCGACAACCTTCAGCAATCCCGCCGCCGGACGCCAGCGTCTCTACGGCCGGATTCAAAAGCTGCGCCGTCTGCCCAAGATCGACGATCTGGCCGAGTCAGTTTCTGACGTCGCCGGCATCGGCCGCAAACGCGAGATGGCGAGAGCCGTCACGAAAAGCCTCCAGGAAATCGCCCGCGATTTGGAGAGTGTGTTCTGCTCCGACCGCGACAGCACGGAACAGTCCGGCGCAACGCCTTTTACCACGCGTGGATTGGGCAGCTGGATTTCTTCCAGTGCGCAAGCGGATTCGGCCACAGCCGTTCCCGCCGCGTATCGCACCCCGGCCGCCTCGATCAGCACGACCGGCACGAGCAGCATCACCGACAGCACCATCCAGGCGCTGCTCCAGTCGCTCTACGAGCAGACCGGCAAGGTGAAGAGCTACACGCTCCTCTGCGGACCGAACCTCAAGCGCCGCTTCACCGGGTTCCAACAGACCCAGTTTGGCAGCGACAGCGCCGGCAGCTCCGTGCGTCTCTTCAACCAGGACTCCGCCGACGCGTCTTACTACGCCAAGGTCGATCTGTTTGTCGGAGATTTTGGCGAGCTTGTGTTGACCCCATCCCTATTTCTGGCCAAGGACCAGGTCGCCGCTTCGCAGCTGCGCCGTGGTTACATCCTCGACATGGATGCGGTGCACATTCGCTACAACCGGCGCCCGCGCTACATGCCCCTCCTCGACGAAGGTGGCGGTCCCCGCGGCATCGTCGACACCATTGCCGGCCTCCAGGTCGATAACCCCCTGATGTTTGGCAAAATCGCCAGCACCGCGGATTAACCCAAGGAAATCAGCATTATGACAACCAACGCATTCCGCAGTATTAACGAGTCGCCCCGCGGCTATAACTTCCGCTTCGTCATCGATCATACCGATTTGACGAATGCGACCGACGCCGCCGCGCAGGACATCACCCTGATCACCCTGCCGGCCAACTCGGTCGTGAAGTCCGCGGCGACCTACCTCAAGACCCCGTTCCAACTCACCGGCACGGTGGCCTACAACAGCAACGCTCTGATCGTCGGAGATTCCGGCGACACGGATCGTATCATCGCATCGCAGCAGCTCAACGTGAACGGCACCGAAATACTGGCCAAGGCCCATGCTTCGACCACGCCGTTTGCCTACGTTGCGGCGACCGCCATCGTGGCCAACTTCGCCAGCATGGCGGCGTATGACCTGGCCGAGCTTGACGCCGGGGAAGTGCACATCTTCCTCGAAGTCGCCCAGCTCGACACGCTGACCTAGCCGATGCAGTAGCGAGACACATTTGCGGCCCGGCCGGAGCAGCTTGTTTGCAACGGACATGGGAATGGGATTGATCCCGGCCGGGCCCGCAAATTTTACCCGAAAGAATGCTGAGCATTGGCACCTCCCCACAGGTTTCACCCTCAGCCTTCATTCTTTAATATGCTCAACGATCTTGACGGTGAACTCGGCTTCCTGGTCAAAGAGGAACTCTGCCGCGGCTGGTATGCCCAGGCGGTCAACGCCAAGGCCCGCCAGCTCCGCATTGCCGCGGCCAACGCCCGCCTCGAGCACGCCCACATCGAAGGGGTAGGGCAGCACGTCGCCAGTATCGACGCCTTCAGCTTCATCGATTGGGAACGCCGCCACCCCGGCATCACCCGCCAGAAGGACTGGTGGAAAAGCCTGCTCCGCGACAATCCCGAGTGTCGGGTGCAGAGCAGCTCCTCCAAGACACAGTTTTCCTTCGCCGGCCTTGACTGCAACCCCACTGAAGTAACCGGCATCTGCCCCGACACAGTGTCCAGTGGGGCAGTGTTCAGTGATTCAGCCTCAGAACTGAAAACTGACCAATCACTGAAAACTGAAAACTCCGCAAGCCTGCGGACGGAGGCCGCATGATTGCGGCCGGCTACGACTCCTCCGCCGTCACCGGCGCCCCCGACGTCGAAACGATCCGCGGCTACCTGCTCAACATCCAAGAGGCCGAGTCCGACGTGGGCGGCTACCTGGACAAGAAGCAGAGGAATTACGAAACCCGCCACGCCCTTTGGAACGGACAGGACCCGAGCGGCCGCAAGAAGTCGCAAGCCCTCGGCCGGCAGGCTTTCCCCTGGGAAGGTGCCTCGGATGCCCGGGTCCGCCTGGCTGACCAGATCGTCAACGAGAATGTCTCCCTACTTTCCAACGCCTTCTTCCGCTCGAAGCTCCAACTCCAGCCGATCGAGACAGGCGACGCCGCCTCGAAGGTTGCCGCGGAAACCGCCCTGCGCTGGATGCTCTTTCAGCACGCCGCCGATGATCTGAGGCGCGAGGTGGAACTCGTGGCCCAATACCAGGAGATGTATGGGCTCGGCATCATGGCGATCAACTGGCGCCGGACGACCCGGACCGAGCGCAAGACGATCACCCTGGACGAATTCCAAGCCATGCTCGCCGAGACCGGCGACCCCATGATCCAGATCCTGCTCGAGAGCATCCTCGATCCGCTGCAGGAAGCGGACGCCGTGCGCATGCTCAAAGACCTGGTCAGCCCGGCCGCGGCCAAGGTGAGCGTGATCCGCGACCTGCGCAACACCGGCGCCGCCGAATACGACAACCCCTACATCTTTGAGAACCGCCCGGAATTTGTCGCCCTCGAGCCCTGGGAGGACATTTATTTCCCAGCGCAAACCGGCGACCTGCAACGCGCCCGCTTCGTCGCCTGGCGCGAAGTGGTGAGCGAAACTGAGCTGCGCGAGCGCATCGTCACGGCCGGCTATGATGAGGAATTCGTCGAGTCCGCCCTCAAGCACAAGGGCGCCTACCGCCGGCCGATCCGCAACTACTACCGGCAGGAGCTAATTAACCTCGATACGGAGCGGGAGATGATCGAGCTCTGGCACTACTACGAAAAGCAGCACAACAAGGACCAGACCACCCGGATCACCTACAGTGTCCTGCACGAGAGCGTCTCGAACGTGACCGGCCTCTCCGAGCTGCTCCCGTATCACCACCAGCAATACCCCTTCGTCGAATTCTGCCGCGAGCGGGTCAGTCGCAACATCCTCGAGAGCCGCGGCGTCCCCGAGCTGGTCGAATCCCAGCAGCTCGAGATCAAAACCCAGCGCGATTTCCGATCCGACCGCGCCAGTATCGCCGTGCTTCCCCCGATCCGCGTGCCGAGCAACCGCGGCAAAGTAAATCTCGTCTTTGGCCCCGGCGCCCAGATCCCCGAGCGGCGGCCCAATGAATTCGGCTGGATGGAGCCACCCCGCTTTGACCAGGGAACGATCGAGATCGAAGCCAGCACCCGGGCCGACGTCGACCAATACTTCGGCCGCTTCGCCCAAAGCGTCCCGCAGCCGCTTACCATGCTGCAGCAGCAAACTCAGGTCGACCGCTGGCTCCGCAGCTGCAAGGCCATGGTCGCCCAGGCCTTTGCCTTGATGCAGCAATACATCACCGACATCGAATTCTTCCGCGTGGCCGGCGCCATGCCCGCGCCCTTCCAACTGACCCGCGAGGGCATCCAGGGACGTTTTGACCTGGTCGCCGAATACGACGTGCGCGACCTCGACGTGGAGTTGCTGGCCAAGCGCCTCGACGCCATCACCCGCCTGGCTGTTCCTCTCGACGTCGCCGGCACGATTGACCGTGCCGGCCTCGTCCAATTCGTGATGAACGCCATCGACCCGTCGCTGGCCCAGAAGATCGTGCGTCCGCAGGAAGTCGCCACCGCCCAGGAGGCCGAAGACGAGCAGCTGGCCTACACCAAGATCGCCGCGGGCACCGAGCCCCCGTTGCCGACCGAGGGTATGAACGCCCAGCTCCGCACCCAAGTCCTCCAGGGGATTGTCCAGGCCAACCCCGCGGTGAGTCAGCGATTCCAGAACGACGAAATTTTCCGGTCCATGATCGAAGCAAGGTTGAAAGCCTTCGCCTTCCAAGTGCAGCAAACCCAAAACGCCCAGATCGGTCGGGTCGGCGCCGTCCCCGCCCTCCAAGGGCAGATGATGCAGACCGCGCCGGCGGCCGCGGCGGCCGCCTAAGTATGAAACTTGAAACTGGAAACCTGAGTAAAATTGTAGCGGCGGTCTGCGACCGCCGGACCCCTTCACTCAGGTCTCAGGCCTCAGCCCTCAGCCCTCTCTTCCGCCCATGACCCCTAACGTCAAAATCCGCAACGTGGCCGGCCTAAATATCCCTGAGCACGATTATATTGCCTTCACGTATTACGGCGCAACGAACAACGCCCAGACCGTGACCTACCGCGAAGGCGGCGCCACCGGCACCATTGTTGCCAGCGCACCCTCGGCCGCCGCGCCGCTGGCCCGCGAGGTTGCGACCTATGCCGACCTCCCGCTGGACGGCTCGGCGCCGTTG